CGGCACATCAGCAATCCGGGCTTCGGCGCCGTGTTCTTCCGGCGCTCCACGGTCCAGATCCGCAACGAGGGCGGTCTCTGGGACGAGAGCGCTGTGCTCTACCCGCAAGTCGGCGGAGAGCCCAAGGAGCACACGCTGTCGTGGTCGTTCCCATCGGGCGCGTCAGTCAGCTTTGCCCACCTCGAACACGACAAGACCCGCTTCAACTGGCAGGGCAGCCAGATCCCGCTGATCTGCTTCGACGAGCTCACGCACTTCAGCGCCGTGCAGTTCTGGTACATGGTCAGCCGCAACCGCTCGATGTGCGGTGTCCGGCCCTACATCCGCGCGACCTGCAATCCCGACGCGGATAGCTGGGTTGCCGAACTCATTGCTTGGTGGATCGATCAGGACACCGGCCTACCGATTCCGGAGCGGTCGGGTGTCATCCGGTATTTCGTGCGTGTCGGCGAAGACCTGCGCTGGGCTGACAGTCCCGAAGATCTCGCCTGCTACACCATGCTCAACGATGCCGGCGAGCAGGTGCCGATCCCGCCGAAGTCGCTGACGTTCATTCCCGCCAAGCTGACCGACAACAAGGCGCTGATGGCAGCCGATCCCGGCTACATGGCGTCGCTGCTGGCCCTTCCGCTGGTCGAGCGCGAACGCCTCCTTGGCGGCAACTGGAAGATCAGACCTGCAGCTGGGCTGTATTTTCAGCGGTCGTGGTGCCAGGTCGTCGATGCGGTGCCCGCCGGTACCGTGTTCTGCCGAGGCTATGACTTGGGCGCGACGCAGCGCACAGCAGAGAACCCTGATCCCGACGCGACGTCCGGCACCAAAATCGGGCGCATGCCGAGCGGGCGCTACATCGTGGTCGACAGCGTCAACGATTGCCTGTCACCTGCGGGGGTCGAGCGCCTGATCCAGAACACGGCAACAGCCGATGGAAAGGCCTGCAAGATCAGTATCCCGCAGGATCCGGGGCAGGCAGGCAAGAGCCAGGTCGCGAACTTCAAGCTGAAGCTGTCGGGCTACAATGTCAGGTCCAGCACCGAAACCGGCGACAAGGTCACGCGCTTCAGTCCGTTCTCGGCACAGGCAGAGGCCGGCAATGTCGATGTGCTGCGCGCGCCTTGGAATGATCGCTGGTTCAGCTCGCTCGAGAACTTCCCCAGCGCCAAGCACGACGATGACGTCGACAGCACGTCGCGGGCGTTTGATGGGGTGGCGTTGGGCGGCCGCTACAACCTGTCTGCGCTGACTTGATCCAGCCTCCTAAGCAGTTCCTTTGCCGACGCGATGTGCCCATGCCACTGCGGCCGCATATCTTGCGCTGTCCTTGGTTCCATCAGGACGGCACCAGCCATCGTCAAAGGTGGAAGCCTCATCTCGTCAGGCTCGTATCCCGCCCTTTCACACAGAAAGCGGGCGATGATCTCAACAGGTTGCATGACATTCTCCATCACGGGCTAGCCCCGTAATGTCAGGATAGCCCGTCTCAGGCGGAGGGAATGGATACCTTGTCAACACCTAGACCCTCCCCATGGGCAAGGTTCTGCAATTCGTCGACGGCCTCCGCAATGCTTTGACAGGCCAAGGCACGTCCCGCGACGCCAGAACCGCATCGGCCTATTGCGCCACCCGTGCCCTCACCCAGCCTGAGATCCAAGCCGCCTATTCGGGCTCAGGCTTGCTGAAAAAGATCATCCAGATCCCGCCGCTCGACATGGTGCGGGAATGGCGCGAATGGTCCGGCCTCGATGACGACCAGGCCGCTGCGATCTGGGATGAGGAGAAGCGGCTAGGGCTGCGCGAGAAGGCGCGGCTTGCCGAAACCCTGCGCGGGCTTGGTGGTGGCGCCTTCATTCTCGGACTGCCCGGCCTGCCGTCTGATCCGGCACCGAAGACGGTCGACAAAGGCGGCCTCGCCTACATCAACGTCGTTTCGCGCTGGCATCTCAAGTTCGTGCAACTGCAGGACGACGCCCGCATGCCAGGCTACGGCGAGCCGGTGATGTGGCAGATGCAGACCGCAACAGGTCAGCAGAACATCCATCCGTCCCGTGTCATCACCTTCCGCGCCGATACCTCTGCCTCGCTGATCTCTGCCCAGATCAGTTCCGACGATGCCTACTGGGGCGAGAGCCGGTTGCAGCAGGTGCTCGATGCCGTGAAGGACAGCGATACCGCACGTGCCTCCTTTGCTGCCCTGCTCCACAAGGCCCGCCTGACCCGCATCGGCATCCCGAACCTGTCGGAGATCGTGGCGACAGTCGACGGCGAACAGAAGATCGGCCAGCGCCTCGGTATGATCGCGCTGGCGGAAAGCATGTACAACGCTGCGGTCTACGACAGCGGCAACGGAGCCGATGGTCCGGCCGAGAAGATCGACGACATCGCCTACAACTTCGCCGGCGCCAAGGACGTCATCAATGCCTACGGCGAGTTCGTTGCCGCCATTGCCGATATCCCCGCCACCCGCCTGCTCGGCCGCGCACCAGAGGGTATGAACTCGTCGGGCGATTCACAGCAGAAGGACTGGGGCAAGCTCGTCACGGCGAAGCAGACGCTCGAACTTGGCCCCTGCCTCGATCGCGTCGACGTCTATCTCGTCCCGTCAGCGCTCGGCAAAGTGGAGGAGAAGGTCAGCTACGCCTTCGCCCCGCTCGACATCGAATCCGACAAGGAGCGTGCTGACCGGTTCGCGAAACAGATGGAGGCAGCAGAAAAGCTGTCGGGCCTCAACGCCATGCCGGAGCAGGCATTCAACCGCGGTATCCAGTCGCTCATGATTGCGGAGGGCTACCTGCCGGAGCTTGAGGCCGCTCTATCCAAGATCAGCGACGACGAACGCTACGGCATCATTGCCGACCCCTCAGTCGACAATTCAACGGAAGGAGGTGATCCGACGTCTACCGGTGCAGGCGGATCGATTGGAAGCGCTCCGCCTGTCCGTGTTGCTGCGAATGACCGCCGACCAGAGTTGTTCATTGGTGGCGGCGGCATCATTCCGTTTGGCGACGCAACCCCTCGCCCGCTCTACGTCTACCGCAAGCTCTTGAATGCCGGTGAGCTGATCGACTGGGCTCGGGGTGTCGGGGTCAAAGCGACGCTGCCTGCCGACCAGCTCCATGTCACTGTCCTATATTCCAAGCAGCCTGTCGATCCCATGCAGATGGGTGAAGGCTGGTCGAGCGATCCTGACGGCGGCCTCGTCATCAAGGCAGGCGGTCCGCGTGCGCTTGAACGGTTCGGCGAAGGTGCGCTCGTCCTGCAGTTCGCGTCCTGGTCGCTCGAATCACGTCATCGTGACATGGTGCAGGCCGGTGCCAGCCATGACTGGCCGGACTATCTGCCGCATGTCACGATCAGCTACGAAGCCGGCGACATCGATCTCGAAGCACTGAAGCCTTACAGCGGCGAATTGCGCTTCGGGCCGGAAATTTTTGAGCCGCTTGATCCGGACTGGAAGTCGAAGATCACGGGGGCCTGAGGTGCGCTACGACCTCGCCGCGATGTATGCCCAGCGCAGGCCTCGTAAGCGCACCGTCACTTTCCGTGAAGTTACACTACCGACCACGCTGGCATCTGACCTCTACGCGACCGCCTACGGCCCCGTTATCAAGGCCTGGGAAGAAGGTGTCTCCGCGATCACGGCGGAATACGACCGCAGCTACAGCCAGCTGACCACCGATGCGGCACCGGAACTGTCCGGCGTCGTCGTCAGCGTCGAGGCCGGTATCAGCCAGTTGCTCGTCACCCTGCGCCTCAGGCTCGAACGTTGGGCCCAGCGTGTTGAGGCAGCACAGCGCCGGAAATGGGCGGCAACGGTCAAGCGCAGCACCGGAATTGATATCTCGATGCTCGTCGGTCCCGCTGACATGCGGATTCCGCTGCAGATGGTGGTCGAGCGTAACGTCGGTTTAGTCCGCTCCGTATCGGACCAGACCCGCGACCGGATCACAGATACCGTGATGCGCGGCTTGTCAGAAAAGAAGGTCCCGCGCGAGGTCGCGAAGGAAGTGCGCGAGGCTGTCGGTATGGGGCGGCGTCGTGCGCTCAACATCGCCTCGGACCAGCTGTCGAAGGCCTCGGAGACCCTAAACGAGGAGCGGCGTCGCGAGGCCAGTTTGATGGCTTGGGAATGGGTATCGTCACACAAGACCAACTACCGTCCGGAGCATGCCGCGCGGGATGGCAAGCGGTACAGCGACGATCCGGCAGACAAGGCACCGGCGCCACAAGACAGGCCGGGGCAGTTGCCGTACTGCGGCTGTACGTCGCGGGCTGTGCTTACGCTGACGGGTGAGTTCTAGCCCTCGCCCTCAGCCGGTGCTAGGCGGCCCCATGACCCAACAAGACCGCATTATCGAGGCCATCAAGGCCGAACTCCGCCGGCAAGAACCAACCGACGGCCAGTTCTTCTACGTTGACGCCGCCAACACCAAGGCAACGGTCATAGACGCGACGGTGGATCTCGAAGCCATCGCTGATGCGGTGGTCAGAGCGCTGGAGCTTTAACGACGCTGGGCATACTCCATGCCCTTCAACAATCCGACCTGATACGGAGTTTTGCCAGGCGGTATTTCCGGCTGCACAGGAATAGGCGGCACCTTCGCATCCCTTCCCTTCGCGGTTAGATAAGCCTCACGGAAACCGTCGGCGAACGTTAGACAGCGAGCCATACGAACCCTCCCAGATTCACAGACCTTATAGCAGACTCTGACGGCGGTAACCGCCCACAACCGCACCGCATATCCGTGCGGTCGATGTACTTCACGGATGCCCTCACATTAGACGCACCGCGCCGCACGAGCAGCGGCTTCATGGCCGTCCGCGCCAAGGCCGCGCGCGTCGGCGTCTATGACTATCTCGGCTCCGAAATCGATCCGGAAAACAAGCACGGCCTGCGCGACAAGGGCTTGGTCAAGGTTCTGCGCGACGAGGCCACCGTGTTTGACAAGTCGGCGGCCCAGTCCTTCATCGGCAAGCCGATCACCGACGATCATCCGACCGAGGCCGTGACCGCCGACAACTGGCGCGATCATGCGCGCGGTACCGTGATGGGTGCGATCCGCGACGGTGATTACCTCGCGTTCGACCTCCTCCTCACCGACGCCAGCGCGATCGCCAAGGTCGACGCCGGCAAGCGCGAACTCAGCAACGGCTATTCCGCCAGCCTTGAGTTCGGCGACTTCGCAGCGCCCGACGGTACCAAATGCGTCGCGCGCCAGACTTCCATCCAGGGCAACCACGTCGCCTTGGTGGATCGGGGCCGAGCCGGTCCCGAATGCCGCATCTCAGACGCCTTCGCGCGCTGCGATGCAAATCCTGCCGCGCCTGCGGCTTTGTTCAAGGACACCATCATGAAGAAGATCGTTCTCGACGGTCTGCAGGTCGATCTCGCGGATGCGGATGCAGTCGCCGCCGCGATCTCGAAGCTGCAGGACAACATCGCGCGCTTGACCACCGACAAGGCCGGTGCCGAAACGCAGGTTGCTACCCTGACGACCGACAAGGCCTCGCTCGAAGCCAAAGTCGTGACGCTGGAAAAGCAGCTGGCCGATGCCAAGCTGACCCCTGCCCAGCTGCGTGATGCCGCACGTTCCTTCCAGATCGTCGCTGACAAGGCCAAGGCGCTTGGCGTCGCCGTCACCGATGCGATGGACGAGCCCGCCATCATGCGCGCAGCCGTCACCGCCAAGCTCGGCGACACCGCCAAGGATTGGACCGACGCCCAGTTCGCCGCCTCGTTCGCTGCTCTGACGGCTGACATCAAGGTCTCGGACGCTGCCCCGCATGTCCACAACCTCGCTCCGGCGCCGT